GCGGCTGCCGGATTGTCAACGATCAGCGACAACAGTCCGGGAAATGCCAGCGCGCTCTGCGTGCCGTCTTTCCAGAACAGTTCGTTCAGACCCTTGTCGAAGCCTTCCTGCATATCGCGAATCTTGTGATCCAGGATGTTCGCAAGCATGGTCGCTTCGCGCTCAGAATGCTGAACGGTGTTCTTGCCGGCCGCCGAGTCGACGACGGAGATGCCGTCGTGAATCAGTTCGTGCATGCTGAAGCTGACGCCGATGTGGAACAGCCGGTATGGATAGCTGACCCGGCGAATCTTCGCCGGCGACCCGTAGCTGACAGAATTGTCGTACTCGAAGCCTTGCAGCGTAGAGACGTTTTCCATCACGACCGGCATTTCCACACGGCCTTTGCCGCCGGGAATGCTGCGCTGCTTTCCGCGCAGCTTGCTCAGGAGGGGCTTGTCCTGAATGTGCTGGTCGCGGGGAGTCCCCTTCTTCATGTGAAAGTTGAGGGCCGCGTTTGCGGCATTTTCAACTTGTTCTGCTGTGAACGGCATGTGGTTCTCGATCCTTCCGAATTAGGAGCGAGTGCCAAGAGCCTCCATGACCGCATCCTTGACGGTCTTCGGCTCGGCATTCGCCCGAGTCGAAGCAGTCCCAACATCCGGAGTGATCGCCTTCAGTTTCGGCGCAAAGCGCGTGAGTTCCGTGTTGACCTTCTTGAGGATGCCGTCGAGCATGTCGACGACTTTAGCCTTGGTCGGCGGAAAACCGGACTTGTGCAGCGAGAGCTCGATCAATTCCCCGATGCGTTCCTGCTTCAGGTGCCAATCGGGATCAGATCGCTTCTTCGCTGTTTCCCACTCATTCGAGGCATCGCGGCACATGCCGCGCTGGCCTTCAAACGCCCTGGCTTGCTGGTCTTCGGCGTCGCGGCTCGTGACTTCCTTTAGCCGGTTGTCACTGAGCGCGGCCTTAGACCGTAGCCTCGCCAGTTCTTGCGCATGCGCCTCGGTGATATAGCCGAGCCGCGCTTGCTCTCGCAGGTCTTCCGGCAGCACATTCCCGGTCATCGTGGCAAGCGAGTTGTAGATCGGCGTCAGCCGCTCGTATGCCTTCACGGGATCATTCTTTATCAGAGCCGCTAGTTCGTAGACGACCGCGAGGTCGTCGTTCGATATGCGGTTGACGCGAATATACTCGTCGATCTTGTCGAAGTTGTCGGCCTTTGATTTCAGGCCGGTGTTCGTCTCGATCGCTTCGTCGCGCTGCGCAAGAAGCTGCTTGATGCGCTTCTGCGTCTTGGGACCGTACCTCTTTAATTCGTCGTCGGTGAGATCACCGAGCGGTTCCTCGGGCTTGACCTCGGCTTTCGCTTCGATCGTGCCTTCGGCGGGGACAGCAGAATCGGCTTTCGGATCCTGCGCGGAGTCGGGCGAACTCTCCTTGCGCTGCAACGCCTCCGTGACGGAGTCGAACAGCGACTTGCCCTGGTTCTCCGCGGTGGACGACTCTGCGGTCTTTACGTCCTGCTGCGAACTTTCGGTGACACCCGCCGTACCGGCGGGATCGGCCTCAATCGCAGCTGTATCTTCGGGGGACGAACCCGGCATGCAAGTCCTTTCAAAACGTGTCGATAGACATACTTCGCATGTTTCGACTTATAGGTCAAGAAGGAGCGCCACACCCGCGAAATGCTGCTGGCGCCGCAATACGGCATTTGACGAAATCAACTTTGCGATGGCGGCGCGGTCGGCCACGAGAGCGGCGTCGATTTCGTCTTGGATGTCCTCCGGCTTTCTGCGCCGGCGGTAGCCGAAAGCATTAACGATGCGCGACGCTGCCTGAAGTAGCGCGCCGTAGTACCCGAGCGCATGCGCCTTGTCGAACCCACGGACCGTACCATCCGGAGCCGGCAGCTTGCTTCGCCACGGCGAGCCGATGTTGATCGCGCTCGACCGCTTGTCGCGAGTGTCAATGGGCATATCAGGCCCCGGTTGTCACTTTCGACCGTACAAACGACGTGCCGTTGTCCGTGACGACGGCCTTCTGGTCCTTCGTACCTCCGTCGTCGGAAAACAGCGCGTATTCATCCATGGTCTGCGTGTGTGTGTTGCGCCAGGCTTTGTACAGGAAGCCGATCTTGGTGGTGAGCGGGACCGTGGTGCCGGGAACGCCTTGCCCCGGTTCGACGTAGGTGTCCACCGACAGTGCGTTTACGACCTCAGTCTTGACCTGCGCAGCGGACAGGTTGTTAAGCGCCGCCCGTATTTCTGTGACCGCATCGGCCGCAAGAGCGTCCGCGTCGATCGCGTCGGTGGCGATGGCGGCCGCCGTCACCGTTCCGGCCTGCATACCAAACACCTGACTGTCCACGCGGTTAGCCGTGGTAAATGCCAGTTGGTCCGTCTTCGCCTTGATCGCTGCAACCTCGGTGTCTACCGCGGCCAGGATGGAAGCAACTTCGGTGTCGATGAAATCGTCGATCGCCGTAAGCTGCGTGTCGAGGCTGGCGCTCGCCAGCCCGACAGCGGAGCGCACGCCGGCCGCATCCAAGTCGTTGAACCCGGTAACGCCGGTCCCCTTCGCGAGCACGATATTGGTTCCGGCTGTTAGCAGCCGCGCTGCGGTAGACCACACCGCATCGAGCGCGCCGGCCGCAAAGCTCGCCGCGGCGATGACGCCGGCAGCAACGGCGCCGATGCTGGCGTCTATGCGCCCGCCGACCAGTGCGGCCGGAAGCCGCGCCTGGATGTCCGTTGCTTGGGTCGCGACGTCGGTTGCGGTCTTGACCGTCGTGCCGGACAGGCCGAGCGCTGTGGTTGGGCTGCCCACGTTGGCCCAATCGAGGCCGGCTTCGCCGCCGGCGGACACATCCAAGGTGCGGCCCGCAGTTGTCGGGCGCAGCGCCGAGCGGTTGTTAAGCGAGAACTCCGCGATGATTACCCCAACTTGAGAGAAGCCGTTGACCGTGCCCGCGGCTATCATCACCTGAAAGTTAGCGCCGGAGGAGTAGAAAGCGCCATCCAAGCTGGTATCAATGCGCGCATTGTGCAGCCCGGTTTTGGCGTCGAAATCGACGGTCAGCGTAAGCCCCGACGTGCTTTCTACCGTTCCGTTGTCCTTGTAGACCGCGAGTGATGGCGTTCCAGCAAGCGTTATCGGCGTCCCGTCCGCTTTTTGCGTATTGAACTTGGTGTCTAGCGTAATGCCAGTTGCGAAGTCCCCTATATACATGGCCTAAGCAAGCCCCCGTCTTATTTCATCCAATCCTGCCGGGTCATGTGTGGCCGTAACGGCACCAGGATCGCGTAGCAGCCACAACAGAATACGCCGGATAGTGCTGCGCATCACATATCCCCGTCCACTGCGGCAATAAACTGAGCCGCTGTCGTGAGGTTCGGAGGGCTGCCGTTAAGGACAAGTTGGCGCTCGATAGAGCGCGTTCTGTTCTCAAGTTTGAACAGATACTTGCCAAGTGGCCCCCGCATGGCGTCTCGCGCATTCTTGCGCCGATAGCCATTGAGGATACCGTTGCCTTGCGGGCGAACAATTGCATCGGCAAGAACTTCGCCAAGTTCAGCCTCATTGAGGATGTTCGTGGGCACGTTGCCGGGTACTGCAAGCCAAGCAGCAAATGCCGGATCGTTCGCCAGAACATAGTTGCCGGTGGCGCTCGAAAAGAACCGCGCCGCATCGCCAGCGACCTTCCAATACCAATTCTGAACGCTGTAAGCCATGCGATCTCCTTACGAGTTACCGGTAAGTGTCATAGACTGTTTCTTCGGTCCCGGCTGCATTGCCGGGGAAGTACGACGCTCCCCCGCCGTTCGTCTGGATAACACCGTTGACAGATGTAATGAACCTCGGGCCTGTTGCCCCACCTGTGAACGTTATGCTGTTAGCGAGCGCGAATGCAAGATTCGCCACCTGTATAAACGCACTGCCAAACGCGGGCGTTCCGGTGAGAGTAACCGTGCGGCCAGCGGTGTTGATTAGCGCACCTTCCCCCGCGTTGATGTGATACCCCGCTCCGCCACTAATGCTATAATTCCCCGTCGCTTGGGTGTTAGACGCACTAAGTTGCAGATGTGCGTGACCCGCAGGCACGGCACCAAAGTCAATATTATCAAACCACAAAATGCCACGCGACGAATTGTTCACGATGCCGTGGCCAGCGGTCGTCGTCTGCAACCGAAAGCCACGCAGGTAGAAAATCCCCTCCCCGGTTCCCATCGTGAAGCAATTATCGCCAGTAACGCTAATGATGACGTTTGCGGGCGTAGCCGTGTCGCCATTGATTTCCATATAGCCGGAACCAACAAAGCTCTTAAGCGTGTTTGTCCCGGTATACGTCCCATTTCTAATCTGAACCGTGACGTTGTAAATCGCGGCATCGAGCGCCGCTGCCACGTCAATCCCTTTTTGGATGGTCAGGAACGCGCCGCCTGCACTGTCCACCAAGCCTGTGTTAGAGTCCGACCCGTCCGTGCGGACGTAGTACGTGCGGTTGGCGGTCAGGGTTTCTCTGCCGCCCGTGATTCCCGCCTTTAGGATCGTCATGCGCCGGCTCCCGGATCGCCCGGCGTCATCCCGATTAAATTACCTTTTGCGTCGTAGACCAGCCGCTTCGGCGACATCAGCGCGCGCTCAAGGCGTTGCGTCTGCGTCTCCAAGCGCGTAGCGACCTCGGCCAGCATGTTGATGGCCTGCATCATCGCGCGAGCGGACTGCTCCGCGACGGCCATGTTTGTCTGCGCGCCCATTGCCTGCTGCCGCGCCAGCTCGGTCAGTGCTGAAGCCACCCCTTGCAGCGCAGCGACGTTCGCGCCGTCCTTCCCGATCATCTCCATGTCGGGAAGCCCGAGTTGCTTGCGAACGAACGCCTGAATGGCGCCGTCCCCGGTCTCCGGCGGGAAGTTGAACTCCTGCGGCTCGCCCTGCTCGTTGTGGATGCGCGCGATCTTCATGCCGCCGCCCCAACGCGGTTGCCCATCTGGTCAAAGTCCATGACCGGATACGCCGGCTGCCCGCCTGGCTCGTTCTCGTTCTGCTGCGGCCCCTTGGTATTCTGCGAACCTTGCGGCCCTTGCGCCTTCGGGTCATTCGGATCGCCGCCGCCCGCGGCCGCCTTACTGGCGAGCGCGTTGAGCGCAGTGATCGACGGAAGCCCTTCGGCTGAAATCTCGTCGGCATCCATGTCGAGCAGCGCCGTGTACTTGCGCACCAGCACCTTCGGATTGACGCCCGGCATCTGAAGCAGGTACGGGATGCCGCGCTCCATGTTGGCGAGTTCGGCGGCCTTGTTCGGCCGGCCGGACGAGCCGCCCTGAATATCAAGCATCAAATCCTTGACGATCTGCTCGCGGCCGCCTTGCAGGCCGGGCCACGTAGCGCCTGGCCCAACGATCTCCGCGACCGTATCCTGTGATAGCTCCATCAAACAAAGCTGGCCGAAGCCGCGGCCCAATTCCGTCAACAGGTCGTCGAGATCATCCACATTGTCCGCCAGCGACGCATTGCGCGACTGCTCGGCGATCGAACTCTCGGTCGCGGTAGAGTCGGACGTGCCGCCAAGGTTGGCTTCCTGCGTGCCGACACCGCGCAGCACGTCCATGTAGAACGGGCTGACGTCATACAAGTTCGGATCGATCGGTGCCCCCTTGATCGCCATCAAAAGCTGATTGACGTCCTGCCCCGGCTTGATCGACTTCAATTCCAGGATGGAGTGCGCCGGCGCGGTCGCCAGCAAATCCTTGTCGGTCTTTTCCAGCGCGCCTTTAGCGGCGGCGTACTTCGGCCGGTTAGCCATCCGGTGCTCTCGCAGCGACTCGCGCGAGCGGTTCATCTCTGCCTGCGGGTGCCGCAGCAGCCACACGTCGGACGGGGGATATAGGTCGTCTTCGCTCTCGACCTCGTTGAACACGAGCGGGAACGTCGTCCAGAACCGCTCGATCTTGACGTCCGGTTCCTTCGGCGCGACGATAAAATCGTGGTAGCCTTCGCACACGACGAAGACCTGCCCGTTCTCCTTGTCCTGCACACGATAGAGCCGCGCCAGCGACTTCGCCTTTTCGGAGTTCTTGTCGCCGTCAGCCGGCTTGTGCGCGGTAAAACAGCCGGTTATGTCGACGCCGTAGTCCGTCTTCACCTTCTCCGGCGTCTTGTCGAACTTGCGCGCGACCCATCGCGCGCCGGTGAACGTCTTCAGGTGCTTGCAGTCAAGGTCGACGATGATGTCCTTGGAGCGCGGGAAGTCGAATAGCGGCCCCTCGCGGGCGATGACCTCGACCTGCCGCTGCAACTGCTCAATGAGCAACCGCAACTCCTCCGCTCGCGCGGAATCTTCCTCAATCTTTCCGGCTTCCGCGGCCTCCATGCCGGCGGCGATCTTCTTGACCTGATCGGTCGCATCGTCGATCTGCGCGTCGATCTCCGGGCTGCGCTCCAAATCGCGCTGGAACGCCAGTTCGACGTAGCCGGCGCCGCAGACCTTCGTGCGCCGGACCAGCGCCTTCATCTGCTGCTTGAAACCGTTCGCCTGCTCGGCGGTGAAGTATCTCCACAGAAGCTCTACCGACTTGCCGATCTTGTCGACGCGAGCGATATATTCCTGTGCCTGCTGCACTTCCTGCACGAGCGCGGCCGCGTTCGGGTCCGGCTGCCACATTGGATCGGGCGCTTGCTGGTTGCCAGCCGGATCGATCATCGTCGGCTGCTGTGTTGCCACAAGCGCCGCCTGGTAGGTGTTCGGGTCGCCGTCCCAAAGCTGGAACATCAGCTTCTTGCGCCGGCTCGCGAGCAATCGCGGATCCTTGGCGTAAAGCTGTGAAACGCACTGGTTGATGTGGCGGTTGACGATCGGCACGACGTAACTGTCGCCGTCGACCCACGTCTTCTCCGCGGTGCCATCGACCGCGATCTTCATACACTTATCCATGCGGTCGAACGCAGGCTTGTGGTGCTTCGCGGCCTTCTTAATCTTCTCAAGCCACTCGTTGACGAGGTTCTTGCGCGCCTCCGGCACGTCCGGCTTGTCGCCGGAATACGAGTCGCCTGTTCGCGCCTCGGCAGCCCGCGGCGCGTCCTTGAACTCTGTCGTGGGCGACTCGCCTACCATCCGGCCGCGCTCCGTTCGCGCTTTTCACGCCTGGTCCGGACGGCGGTCTGCCGCAGAATCCAGTTTATGGAACCAACGCGAACGACATTATTATCATCTTTCGACACTTCGGTCGAGGGCTTGTGCTGCTTGACCAGCCCGAGCCCGATCCACGACAGCCAGTCCACGAAGTCGTCGTTCGGACCCTTATCGAATTGCAAAATCTGCTGTTTTGCGCTCTGCCACCACGGCGCGAAGCGCGGAAAACGGACCTTTTTCGACGCAAGGCGCCCTTGGATGGCCCGCGCCCGCGTACGCTTGTCCTTCGACGGCACCACCGGATCAACCGGAACATAGACTCGGTCCTCGTCCATCCGCTTGTGTAGAAACGGGCCGAAAGACTTGGAAATGAGCTCGGACTCCATCCACCAATACGCCGGATCGTGGGTCTTCATTTGCAGCAGCAGCTCCTCGACCGTGCGGTCGGTCTCCATGCGTTCCCAAACGATGTCCGGCATAACCCAAATAGTGTCGCGCTCGTCAAGCCCGACGCAACCGAGCACAGTGTAGTCGCGTCCCTGCTTAACCGACACCGCATGGTCCGACGCGCCATACTTCACAAGGTTGTCCGGCAATTCGTGCAGGTCATACTCGACCAGCCAGTCGGCCTTGAAGTAATCGCCGTCATCCTGGCCGGGGCGGCCCATGACCAGTGCATTGAACGTCTCCGGCTCGCCAAGCTTCCAGCGCGCGAAGTGCGGAAGGTCTTTGTCTTCCTCCCACAGCGCGACCATCGGCTTGCTGCCGAACGCGCGGATGACGGTAGGGTCGGTCTGCGCCGTCAGGTGCAGCCCGAGAGCATCTGCGAGGCCCTTGTCCTGAATGACGCCGGAGATGTTGAGATACGACCAGTCGTCGGCGATGCCGATGAATCGTTTGTTGCGCTCCGGATGCGCCGGGTCGCACAACCGGCCGATCAGGTCGTCGAAATTCCAGCGGGTGTGGACGACAAGGAACCTGGTCTTCTTCGAGCCGCGCGAATAGGCGACCGAGAAGAACCAGCGCCACATCTCCTCGCGGTAGGCCGGCGACTGGACCTCCTTGTCGTCCTTGATCGGGTCGTCGATGAAAAAGTAGTCCGCGCCGCGTCCCGTGACGGTGCCGCCGGCGCCGACAAAGAATATCGTACCAGCCTTGGTTGTCGTCATCGCCGACTTGGACTTCGAGCCGGTCTCCAACTCGAAGTCGGGGAACACCTGGCGGAACTGCGGCGACAAGACCACGCGGCGGAACATCGCGCCGAGTTCGTCGGCGCGGGTCTCGTTATAGGTCGCGACAATTATCTTGGCTCGTGGCTTACGTCCAAGAATCCACGCCGCGCCGTAGATCGATGTATGCCACGTCTTGCCGTGCTGCGGGGGAATTGACACGGCGGCCTTGCGCGTCTCGCCGCGCTCGATGCGCTCGATCAGGTCGCATAGCAGCCGGCCGTGGCGAGTGTCCTGATACTCCGAAATCGTGGAGTCGTCGGGATCGACCTGATCGGCGATCATGAAGTGCATGAACTTGAACAGGCTCGCGTGCGCTTCCTTCGCCGCCAGGATACGGCGGACGGCGCGAATCTGCGTGTCGATATCGGTTAGCTGTTCGGTCACTTTGCCGTTTTCGCTTTCACATACTCAAAAACACATTTTACTTCGTCCTCCGACGCGCCCTCACCAGGATGCAGCGCTTCCGACAGCCACGACAGCAGCCGCGCGCCGTCGTACGTGCCGTCACCGTTGGCGCACGCCTCCTCAAGTGTCTTCGCTTTGCGCGGATCGGTCACGCTGCCTCCTTCCCCGGATCGAACACCGACACCCACGGCATTGCCGCCGCGCCGGCCGCCAATGGCTGGTCGCCCACCTTGACGCTCCACCGCGACGTGATGCCGTACCTTGGGTGAACAAACCAAAGTGATTGCGCCGGCTCAGAGGGAGATGCGCGCAACTGGTTCTTGCCATATTCGCAAGGCCCCTTCAAACAGTTCGATACAATCGCCCGTGGCAGCCACAACTCTTGATGAAAATGCCCGAGCACGAGCATGTCGTACGCCATGCGCGCGGTGTCGGCGTAGCCGCGGACCTTGACCTCTCCGCGCATGATCGGCCCGATCGACCCAATGATGCCGTCGCCGCCCTTTACGCCGAGCATATCGCCGTGCATCAGGAAGTAACGCTGCCCGAAGACGCGGTAGAGCACTTCGTTCGACGGCCGGATGTCGAACTGCACGCGATCATCGCGCGCAAAATCCCGCTGCAACAGCTTATAGATCAGCCAGTCGAAGTTCTTGTAGACGTACCTTTTGAATTCCGGCCGCGCGGTGCCGCGGCCGTGGTTGCCAGCGACACACGGAACATAAATGTGGCCGAACGCATCCGCCATCTGCCCGAGCGCCCAATGCAGCACGTCGCGCACGCGCAGCACTTGCGGAAGAATCTCGCATTCGTCGGTCTTCAGGAGTTCGTCGTGCAGTCCGCCGGACACGAAGTCGCCGACAAGGTTAACTACGGCGCCGGGATACGTGCCCGGACCGTACTCTTTAGCGAGCGAGATCACGCGCTCGACCAGCCGGCGAGCGCGCTTCTCCATGATATCCATGTTGTATTCGTTTACCCCATTAAGTTCGGCGCGCGACACAACCTCGCCGGCGTGCCAGTCGGCGAACGTGCAGACCGGGACTTCCGGCGTCGCGCCGGTGCGCCGCTTCGTGGCGTCGACCAGCCAGGGGGGCGGGTCTTTCGGCGCCGATGCGAGCACGCCGAGCATACGCGACACTTCGCTTTCGCCGATGTTGCTGCGGTGCTGTTCCTTCAGCTCACGCTCAAGCCGCGCTTTCTCATCGCGCAGCCGGATTATCTCGCGGTCCTTCGCATCGCCGCCGGGCTTGTATCCGGTGCCGTCTTTGCGATAGCCGACGATTGTCGCTACCACAGTTTCGCTACTTTCTACACGGTGCGCAGCTTTGAACCGCTCGCGCACCTGACCGCGCGTCCATCCAGTGTCGTCGGCTATCTGCTGAATGGACTTTCCGGCGGCGCGCAGCTTGACGCAGCGCCGTATGTCCGAGTCAGTTATTGGCTTGCGTTTGCCACCTGCATGTTTTGGCATCAAACCTCCCTATTAGACAACCAATTCAGTAAAGCAAAAACACCTGCCGGCACGACGGTCGCGAAGACGCCGCCGATCCAAAGGCCGAAGCGCCGCACTAAGTAGTAGTCGGCGACGCCAATCTCTACCGCGGCCAAACGCCCGCGATCCTCTTTGCTGTCGGCTATCATATCGCCGATGGCGCGCACGACACCTGCCATGCGCAGATTCAAGTCGTCCATCTTATCGTCCATGCGGTCGAGCTGCCGCTGCGCGGCGTTCGCTTGCCCATGCAACGATGTGATCTGCGCGCGAAGCTGACCGACTGCTTCCGAAACCTGGTTGATGCCGCCGGACACGTCAGTAAAACTCATCAATGATAATTATCCCGCTCCCGCCGTTACCTCCCGCCTGGACACCCGCCGCGCCACCGGCGCCGCCAGCGGGCACGGTGTAAATGTATGTTGCCGCGGGACTGTTGATGATTAACTCGACATATTCTCCCGCTCCCCCGCCGGCGCCAAGCTGGTTGTCGCCGCCTCCCCCGCCACCACCACCAGAACCGGAGTTTGCCACCGCCGCCGCGCCCGCAGAGCTGCGGACCGAGCCGCCGGAACCACCAAACACGCTGGACCCGCCGAAGCCGCTGACACCAGCCGCAGCGGCGTTGGCCCAAGCTGGCCCCGGATTGCCTGCCATCCTAAAAGACGCAGCACCACCGCCGCCGGAGCCGCCGGCGCCGCCGCTTGCGCCGCTTGCGCCGCCGGAGCCGCCACCGGAACCGGGATTAGCGTTTATGGCATTGAAAATAGTAGCGGCACCATTAGCGCCATTATTGGTGATCGCAGCGCCGCCGCCGCCACCGCTGCCAACCATGCGAACACGAAGCTGCCGGCAGCCCGCCGGGGTTGTATATGTTGCTGCCCCTCCACTCAATAAAACTTGACGAGTAGGTAGTGTCTTTGCGTCCGCCGCGAGCTTCGCCGCCGTGACGTTCGCGTCAAGAATCTTCGCGGTCGTCACCGCATCGGCCGCGAGCTTCGCCGCCGTGACGTTCGCATCGAGAATCTTCGCGGTCGTCACCGCATCGGCCGCGAGCTTCGCCGCCGTGACGTTCGCGTCAAGAATCTTCGCGGTCGTTACGGCATCGGTGCCAAGCTTCACCGCCGACACCGCGGCGTCCTGCAACTTCGCAGCCGTCACGCTCGCGTCAATGATGTTCGCCTTGGCCTGCGCCGCTACGCTTACGTCCCACGAGATCGTTGGGGTGTTCGTAGCGACACGCTCGGCAGTCAAGTCTGCATGGGCGGCCGCTACGATATATTCACCAGCGGCCGGCGCTCGCGCGGTAAGCGCGGTCTGCGTTTCGTTGTCGAGTTCGGTGATCGCTGCCTGGACGGTGGTGGCGACGATCGTTCCAGCCGGCGAAAACGCGATGTTGATAGCGCTGTTCACCGCAGCGACGAAGTCCGCGAGCAGCGACCAGCGCACAGCAGCCAGGTCGTCGGTGAACGAGCCGGACAGGTGCGCGATCTTGCAAATATACAGCTTCGCCGCGAAGAACACCGTAGCGTTGACGGAAAAGTTTACGCCGGTGGACCACGCGACCGGCGGCGTGAAGCCAAGGCTGAGCGTCGGGCTCAGTTGTGCGGTTCCGACGATGTAGGGCGCCAGTGTGCCGTCGTCGGCCTGAAGGAGCGCGAGCTTCGCCAGTAGCTGGTCGATCGTGATCTTGATCGAGTTGTATTCCAGATCGACTTTGTCGGCCAGCAGGGGCGTCGCCGGAGTCAACGCCTGCTGATTCTGGAAGTTGAACTGACGATTATAGGGCGGCGGCTGTGCCAACGGGGTCTACCTTGATGATGGGCGGCCGCTGGCGAGGCGCGGGTGCTCGGGCCGTTGGATAATCTACGTTGTCTTTCTCCAAAAGTCTACGTATTAGACACTTCGCTCAACGCGTGTAGCCCCACGTCACCGTCGCGGTGATCGCGAACGCCGACAACCAATAGCTCACGTCGGCCCAACTTCCGCTGAGCGCCCACCGGCCGGCGGTCAACACGTACAGCGACATGATGAGGTAGTTGAAAATCTTGGGGTCAAGCAGAAACGCCATTTTTCATTTTCCCTGTTATTCGACAAATGTCGAAAAGGTCCGCCAGCGCCAAAAAATTTCCCGAGTCGGCTCCGCGAATGGCGGCCGCGGCGAGCCAACCCCCTCCCCAGGGGGCGGGTGCTGGCCTGGCGACACACTCAATGCCGCGCCGTGCCGTTGTCACCGCCTTAGCTGGGCGAGGATCAATCATATATGTCCGTTGTTTCTGCGCCGATAGACGGCTTTCCATGCTGCAAAACCCCGCGCGTCACGTCCTTTGCGCTGCTGCCACGCTCACGCTCTAGCCGGTCAACCAGGGTCCGGAGCTCGTCGATAGATTGATCGGTCAGAGGCCGTGAGCCGTCGCGCGGCGCGTCCTGACGCGGCGCCACATAGCCAGCTCGGTCGAGCAGCGAGTTAGCTGCCTGCACCCGCACGCCGGCCGGCGCCGTCTCGTCTTTGACAGTCTTAACCAGGAACCGCGAGGCGACGGCCGCGCCGGCGACCAGGGCGCGCTTTATCTCAATGTCAATTGCCGCGGCGATGCGCCGGGCGTGCATCATCTCCCATCCGGCCGTCGCCGCGTCCGATTCCGCGTACCCCGATTTTAGGGCCGCGGCCGTTGGCTCACCCCCTTCGACTAATGCAGAAACGAAAGCCCGCTCTTTTTTGGAAAGCTTCAATGTGGTTATGTCGTTGCGGTTCATGGCGACAATCTACGCGCCCTCGCGTCATTCGACAATATTCTACATTAGGCGTTGACAATTGTAGAATGTTGTGCACATTGTCGTTATACGCGGGGCAATCCCGCGCCGCTTATAGGTGACACATGACAACACGCACCATCGCCGGCCTCGCCTTCACCACCGAAAGCCCATCACGCTATCGCGCACTTGCGCAGCCAGCTATCACCATCACATTCGAAAATCCTGGCTGGTCTCTCTATGATGGTAAACAATCTTCCCGCTATCGCAGCCTAGTCGCAGCCGCGTCGCGCTTGCGCCACGCAATCGACGTTGCGAGCGGCGCCTTGCAACATCGCACAACAGACTAACGCCAATGCGCACCCTAGACCTGGACTCCCTCGAATGCCTTCCGGCTTTTGAGCCAATGCATGTTCGCAGAAGCAGGGATGACGCGCCACCGCGCGCCGACCACGCGCAAGAGCGCAAGCGGCCATGGCGTGAACATCGCCGTGATCGCAATGTCGAATCATCAGAACACAACGGAGAGACACATGCGAACCTTTAACCAGAAATGGAAAGCAAGCTACTCCACACTTTCATGCTCTTGCTGGATCGAAGGCGATGAATCGCACATTCAACTGCGCTACCCGCGCCACACAAAACTGGGCGCAAGAATCGCCATTGGCCTCCCGGACCCCGCGCGGCCGGTACTCGCAAACTATTTGCGGCAAGAGCTCGGACTACCCCGGGGCGATAACGCGACTCCTGTTTCATTCGTTGGAGTGTAGCGCCATGCCGATAACTAGCATCAGCATACACGGTTTCATCGTCGGCCAAATTTGGCAGCCCGGCTGCGGCGAATGCTTCAAACCGCTCTGCTACAACATCGCGCGGCAGGACAAACTTTGGTCCGAGCCGGGAACACTCCGCGACCATGTGCTCTGCGCAGTGAATGACGGTGACTTTCAGCACGCAACGCTTGCGCAAGCGGATCTCGTAATCGAACGGCACCAGGGCAATCGGCGCGTCATTCGATCGTGGTCGTTGTCGCGCTTTCCATCGGTCGCGGATTGCTTGCATCCAGACGGTGACGATTGGTGTCCCCCGTGCGATTTGGAGGATTGAGCCATGCCTGAATTCATTCTCAACCACGGCACGCCACAAGCATCGGAACAATACTGCGCGCTTGATCCGTTCACGCGCGGCTATGTGGAGGCGATGTTTTTCACGGAAACCGGCGACTTGGAAGACGGCGAACTACAGCACGCAAACGTCGCGGAGCTGGCCCCGGAATCATGGGAATGCATAGCCAAAGACTGCGCGGCGTTCCAGGCGACGGACGCTTTCAAATCGCAATGGTTTGATTATGAACACGCCGGCCGCGATTTTTGGTACACGCGCAACGGCCACGGCTGCGGATTTTGGGACGGTGACTGGTCCGAGCCGCACGCAACGGCCCTCACGGAAGCCGCTAGGCAATTCGACTTCATAGACCTGTACCGCGGCGGCGATGGACTGATTTACCTCTACTGACTTGTCGAATCATCAGAACACAACGGAGAGACATAATGACAAAACCAGACCTTAGCACCGCTTCACACCCATACTCAAGCGATCTTGCCGCCGCTCCGCCATTACCAACGGCCCCGGCGGCCGCTGTTGTGGGCCGCGCGCTACTTTCCGCCGCGGTCAATGCCGTGGCCCGCGCGGCGGCGGATCGCAAGTCGATTCCGATCTTGGCCAATGTCTTGCTACAGGCAACGGGCGCCGGATTGATCCTGCGCTGCAGCGATCTGGACCGGGAGATTTCCTGTCCGGTGGCCGGCGCCGTGGCGCCCAATTTCGCCGTGACGGTTCCGGCTCACGTGCTGGCCAAGGTCTTGAAGGAAGCCAAGGCGGGCGATACCGTGACGATCACGGCCGGTGCCAGCATGGCGGTTCTCGACTTCAGCGGACTCAAGGTCATGCTGAACACTCTACCAACAGTTGATTTCCCGCAGATTGTCGCCGGCTCGTGGGCGCACGAATTCACTCTCCGCACGGCTGATTTTGTCCGCGCCTTGAAACGGACTGAGTTCGCTATCTCGACGGAGGAAACCCGGTACTATCTCAATGGCGTATTTATGCACAACGGCGCTCCCGGCACACTGCGCTTCGTGGCGACCGATGGCCACAAAATGGCGATAGCCGATATCGCCGCTCCGGAGAGCTCCGCCGGAATGCCGGGCGTCATCGTTCCCCGCCAAACCGTTGCGGAACTGATCTACGCGGCGCGCGGCAAGGGCGCGCCGGAAACTGTCACGATCAGACTCGGCGACGGCCTGTCACAATTCGTGATCGGCGATATCGTCATCACATCCAAGCTGATTAATGGCACATTTCCCAACTATGCGCGCGTAGTTCCGTCCGGCAATGACAAGCGAATGACAATCGCTGTCGAGTCGCTGGATACCAGCATCAAGCAAGTGATGATGCTGTCACCGGAGCGCGGCCGATCCGTCAAACTGAGCATGACGGACTCCCGGTTGCGCCTCTGCAGCATGGACCCTGATACCGGTTCAGCATCGGCCGATCTGGCGTGCGACTACGCCAGCGACCCGATGGATATCGGATTCAACTCCGAATACCTCCGCAGCATCCTGGCCAACGTCGAATCCGACTCGGTCGCTTTCATGCTTGCCGATTCCGGTTCGCCCGCGCTGATCCGTGGTGCCGGCGATGCGGATAGGGGCGTCAGTTTTGTCCTGATGCCGAAGCGCATTTAACGACCGCGCCTTTATCTCGCCTGACTTGTCGAATCATCCGAACATAAAGGAAAGACACATGGCTCACTTTCGCGGAACTATACAAGGCGCACGCGGCGAAGCATCACGACTCGGCGGCAAATCATCCGGTTTGCAGATAACAGCGGCATCATGGCAAGGCGCGGTGTGCGTCGATCTTTACGAAAAGGACGGAGTGGACATGGCACGCATTTGCCTTGCGCTGCACACCAACGGCGCAGGCTCACATCACGAAATCTACAACGGGCCAATCAGAGGTACGCGCGCATGACAACAGCCCTGTACCACGCCGCCCGCTGGCTCGCCTTCGCCGCGTACATGATCGCCTTAACCGTCCTCGCCACATCATAGGGAGTCTAACAGCCATGACACTTTATCTGCGCACGGTTGACAAAGACCGTAAGAGCTACAACGGATTCAAGTGGCCCCGTAAAATTGGCTCCATCGTCAAGGCGCCGGACTGGCAACCGGCCGCATTGTGTGGCAACGGACTCCACGGGCTGCCATGGGGTCAAGGCGACTTATCTTTGCTCAATCTCCACGCTGATTCTGTTTTCCAGGTTGTCGAATATACAGGTTCCGCTGCTATTGACCTCGGCGGAAAGCATAAATTCCCTGAATGTACGCTCTTGTTCGAAGGGGCGCGTGATAAGGCCGCTGCACTCCTCGCGGCAGCCGCGCCGCGCAATCTTGCGATTCCGTTTTTAATAGCGACGGCTGACGACGACGGCACCGCGATGGCTGGCCCCTACGGCACCGCGATGGCTGGCCCCTACGGCACCGCGACGGCTGGCGACAACGGCACCGCGAGAGCTGGCAGCTACGGCACCGCGACGGCTGGTTACGGCGGCACCGCGACGGCTGGCGACAACGGCACCGCGACGGCTGGCATCCGCGGCACCGCGACGGCTGGCGCCTGCGGCACCTTGATGCTTAAATTTTTCGACGGCTCGCGCTATCGCCACGCCATTGCCTACGCCGGCGAAAATGGAATCGAAGCGGATAAGCCGTACAAGTTGAACAGCGCGCACGCATTCATTCCGGCTTGACAAATAAACAAGCCCGTGCGCGTATGAGCGCACGGGCCGAAAGCCCGAAACTTGGCCGAAACCGTTCCGGTCAGTCGGCTACCACACTGCTAGGTCCAGGGGCCGCGCGTGCATGTCCAGGGCGCAAGCCTAAAGACGCGCGGGGCCGTCTAGGTTCGGTCATTTCGCGCCTGGATCGCTCACAGCCCGAAAGGCAAAAACCGATGCGCAAGCAAACCTACGTGACGACTCGCCACACGACCGTCCAGGCCAGCGATGCGCTGGCGGCGCAAACACCAGATATCCGTATGCAATTTGAAATTGTGACGGAGCAGAACAAAATGGCGCTGGTCGATGGCTGGCTGCCGCTCGACCTCGCAAGGTGCCTCGTCCGGCATTTCGCCCGCTAGACACCCGGCAAACGTACCAAAAGCCCCGGTTAACGCCGGGGCTTTTCATTATCTTTCACAGCGTCAATAACAATCTGCTTAGCCTGCGACAAATAGCCGCGTGACCGGTAACAGTCTGACAAATACCAATCGCACAATACATCATATCCTGCCGCTTCCATGCATAACCTGACATGGAAGTCCCGCGACGTGCCGTATGCGCCGCTGGTACTGGCGCTTAAATTGCATTTAGCCATATCCGCCTTCACGTCATCGGCGCAAGCCGAAAGCGTAAAAGCCAGTGCAGCGAAATAAATGGCGCGCATTTAACCCCCCATTGCACTGACTCTCGCCGCCTCCCCCGCCTTAGTCAACCGCCACAAGTACCGCGGCTCCATAGTCGGCTGCTGTGCCGCATGCAGCCGATTATCGTACGCGCCGTTAATCCCGCGCTCGACCAGGGCGCGCCTAACCGCCCTCTGATATAGCGTAGCGTGCAGGCTGTTGCGCGTCAGCTCGGCCGCGCGGCCGAGCTCCGCGGCGCCGTACCACTCCCCCGGCGCCATGGCCGCCAAAAGCCGTTCCAGGCACGGCACGGATGATCGCACCGCACGCCGCGCCGCCGCTGCTTCGCGCCGCCTCGCGTCACGTAGCGCCGCCGCTGCCAGTTGCAAGCGCCGCCGCTTGTCCTCCCGCGCCTTCTTAAGCCTCCGCCAATGCCACAGCCCCGCGGCGCTCCCCGGCGGCAGCCGCGGCCGCCGGCGGGCTAGCGACGCCGGGTCGATCGGCCGCCGCGCCCGCCGCAGCAATTTCTCAAGAATGCTTTTAGCTCGTTTTGCCAAGGTTTTGGTTTTCCGGTTTTGGCCGCCGCTATTCTGAATCAAATGGAATCCGTGCTGCATTGGCTTTAACTTTTAGGCTCCTATTTTGTTTGGGCATTTCATTTCCCTCCCCTTAAGGGGGGAGGGGAAAATGAGAATTTGGTGCCGGGCCAAAAAAGCATATTCTCATTTATGATAATTTGAACGATATACCGTTGAATACAAACGAGTTTATAAAATGAGAATATTCTCACGGATGATATTATCGGCAAAATTTGGCATGAGAATATCGCTATCTTTTTTTGTAGATTCTCATCGATATTCTCATGATATTTTCTTTTATTATCGAAGAAAACAGGGGGTTTGTCCCCGCCTAAATTTTTAATATCCATGCTGCTTACGCCAGCGCCCAACGGCCGTGCTTGATCTTTTTTAGGTACGCTTTCTCGACGATTGCCTTCATGTGGCGGTACAGGTGTGAGTGGCTGACGTCCGAAACATTCTCCTTAACGAAGGCAATATCGAAATCGAAATCTGCCGGCGCCGCCCCGGTCTCCTCGCAGGCGTCATATATCGCGAGATCAATGGCTTCGAACACGGTTGATTCAACGGGCGTCAGTTCCAGCCGCTCGAACTCGCTGGCGGTCAGCCATTCGATCACGCACGATCTGATCGGGTCGCCGTCCTGATCCCGGCCGAGTTCCAGGACTTTCAGCCGGAAGCGGTAGCGAACGCCGGTTTCCTCGTCACGTTCCTTGCCCGCGGTCAAAAACCCAGGCTCGACAAGAATGCTGGTGTCGATGTTCCCTGAAAGAACGGAGTGGCCGCGCGGCCCGTTCTTGGCATTCTTGCCGGTGTGGTGAATGTAGGCGAAGGTACAGCCTAGGTGCTGGGATAAGGCGGCGCCGCTACTGATCGCCTCCGACATTTCCTTGGACGAGTTTTCGTCGAAGCCTGGCGCCGCCTGCGACAGCGTATCAACGATTATCAGGCGGCACGGCACGCCAAACTCTGCTTCGGCCGCGCGCACCTGATCCTTCATAAGGGCCATATCAGCGCCAAGCCGCACGTTCAGCCGCCCGTGGACTATGCGTAGCGGTACGCGCGCGCCCTCCCCTACCGGCCGGTGCCGGTGCAGCGCTGCCAAGCGGTTCTTAAAGCGGTCTTGGCCCTCAAGCGCGAAGTAGACCACAAGGCCCTGCTGTGTGCGCCGCCCCTGGAACTTCGCACCGCGGGCGATGCTGTAGGCCATGTCGAGCGCGACGAATGTTTTGCCGCTTCCCGGCGCGCCGTAAATGACGGCCATGTTCTTCTGGTTCAGCAGGCCCTTTATGAGGTAGTCGTTCGTCGTGACGGCGTCTCGCGCATCGGTGAAGTTGTATGCGCGGAGCTGGCCCGGTGGTGCTTTTGAGGCGTTTGCCAAACTCTCGCGCGGGTGCCCCACGTCGATCTCTACCGCCTCGAAATCCGCTGCTGCACTGGCAATCCCCGGCGGCAGCTTCCCATATTTATAGGCGTGGGCGACCTTGTCTGCGAGTTCGCCCGGATCCCATATCGGATGGGCCTTGGCCTCGTTCCAGTGATTGCGCATAAGTTCGGCGCACTGCGGCTCGCTGATGCCGAAGTCCTTCACGCGGCACGCCACGCGGAACGTGGTCGTATCGCCGCCCTGCCCATAGATGGCCTTAGGGGATCGGTGGACCAGCCACTCGATCGATCGCCGGATTGCATCCGGTTCGTCGAGGTCTACCAGCGGCAGCACATCGCGCTCCACTGGCCGCGGCCCCGCGGCGCATGCCTTCAGCAGCCATTCCGGGGCGTCGAGTGGTTCCTGCTCGCGCGTCCAGCGGTAGGGCACGCCGCCGATGATAGAGCCAGCGGCGACGACAAATCCCTTATCCGATCTGATGTCTAGCCCTGAGCCGAGCACTTCGGCGCGCGACGGGATGTAGAGCCCTGGCGGCTTCTTGTAGAACAGGTGCTGGCCGCCGGTCGGGCTTACCGATGCCCTTGTTTCGGTGCTTAGGCCCAATAAATCGGTAAGGCTCTCAAGTGATTGCACTCCCTGCTTTCCGTTCTTCGTGTCAACGTCGAGCACAAGGAGGCCGTCTGTCAGCAGGCCGATGTTGTTGTCGAGCGATTCACCTGTGGCGGGGCAAGACCACGCATCGTGGACCTTCTCCGGGTCGTTTGTCGCTTGATTCGGCCAGTCCTCTATGGCCGGCAGCTTGGAGCCAATACGCAGCTTGAAAACGCGGAAGCCTTGTTGCGCAAGGGTTACTGCCCGGTCGCGCATCGTGTCGCTCTGCGGCATGCCGGAGCTCGCCCCCTGATGTCTGATTTTGTCGAAAGACTGTTGACAATGTCTCAGACATGGCCGCATATTGTCAACATAGTTCGTCGAAGCAGTACATGGCAGGGAGGGCAGCACATGAAAATCACGGACATACTCTTCTTCATATTTGTGTTTGTGCAAGTGATGCTGTTTGTATACGTCATCGCAATGCTGATCCGATGAGCACGATCGCAATAGCGGGAATTATGCTGTTATCCTGCTTTATTTGTTTAATTTTATGCGCTGCTTTAATCGTGTGGATTGATGGGTCCGAGGGGACGCTCCGATGACCGATCGCACCCTTTCTCAAATCTGCCAAGAGGCCAGAGCGGCGCGAGCAGTGCTTGCGCGCTTCCGGCCGCTCGTCGAGGAATTCCTGGCGAAGCAGACGATCTCGCAGACATCGTTCTCGGTGAAGGCGGCCGGTAATACCGACTTCGTGCGGCACATGCGCGCCGGGCGCCGCGGGTTCCACACGGCCACCGTCGACAACGTGCTGAAGTTTATCAGTGAGCACGCTGAATAACTTTGCGGCTTTTGTCTGTTTACTTCGGTATACGAGTCGTGCTTATGACACACGCAAGGGAGACTCATCATGACGGACATCAAGCAGGAACTCGCCGCGGAAGCGGTAAAGATCGTTACCAGCACCAAGCGCGCGGCTTATGGCAAGCCGGAAGACAACTTCGCTCGCATCGCGCGGATGTGGAACGCGCATTTCTCAAACATCGCGCCGAGAGACGCGAATGGAACGCAACTCGCCGGGGGCATCCATCCGCGCGATGTCGCGTTGCTCATGATCCTGATGAAGGTCGCGCGCCTTGCTGAAACGCCGGATTACCGCGACAGCGTCGTCGATATTCTCGGGTATGCGCTCTGCTACGGCGAGATGGTGCTGCCGGCGGTGACTGCGACTTCGCGCCCAACATTGCGCTGGCAGACGGCGAGCGAGCTTGCCGCCGAAGAACTTGCGAAGAAGCCTTGTATCACTGAGCAGGATCGTCTCGACCGCGCACAGGAGACCATGTCACCGGAAGCCGAGAACGCCTTGCGCGAGTACCGCGCGGCGTACGGCAAGCGGCACCCTGCATGACTAACATCCTAACACTCGATCTTGGCACCACCACCGGCTTTGCAGTTGGCCGCCCCGGCGCGTCGTCGAGCGGATCGTGGCCGCTCAAGCCGGCCCGCGGTGAAAGCGCCGGCATGCGCGGCGTGAAGTTCATTCGCCAGCTCGATAAGCTGCAATCCGAATTGGGAATCAGCTTCGTCTTCTACGAAGAAGTGAAGCGCCACGCCGGCACCTACGCCGCGCAGGTCTACGGCGGCCTGGCGCAAACGCTGATGACGTGGTGCGTGCAGAATAACGTAGAGTACGCCGGCGTCCCGGTCGGCACGATCAAGAAGTGGGCGACCGGCAAAGGCAACGCCGACAAGGCAGCTATGATGAATGCGGCGCGTTGCTGGGGATATGAGCCGGGCGACGACAACGAGGCCGACGCAATCGCGATATTCGAGATGAAGTGCACGGAAGGCTACTGCGGGGTGCAGCCAGAACAGAGAGAGGAACAGTTTAAATGAGCCGATGCTACATTTTTGACATCGACGGGACGCTCGCGGACCTTTCGCATCGCTTGCCGTTAATTCAGCAGACCCCGAAGGACTGGGACGGCTTCTTCGCTGCCTGCCCGGATGACGCCCCGATCCAGCACATGATCAATCTTGCAATTGACGTGGCGCTGGCTGGCGCCAGGATCATCTACATCTCCGGCCGCAGTGACCAGTGCCGAGAGGCAACCGAGGACTGGTTGCGCCGCCACGCCCTGCCCGGAGGGGCACCGTTACACTTCACAACCCCCCTTACCAGTGGTAGGCTGTAATGAAATCATCGTTTGCGCAAACATTTCTAGATGCTTCCAAGAATGAAAAATCAAAAGATCGAATTTTTGCTGCGCACGCGACCACGAGGAACATCACAGATGAGAAGGGTGATTCGGTTGAGGGACCGCGCGTACTTGTGGTCGTGCCCTACGATCCAGACTTGGGTCCAAGTGGGCAAACGTCAGTCCTCCTCGTAAATTCTGAATTGAGAAAAGAACTAACGAGTCTTTTGAGCCCTACGAATGACGCGAAGGATGCCCTCCTTGCTGCAATCAGCGAGCAATCAAAATCAAACGTCGATTTCGAAACGGAAATTTCGTCCGCGTTTACGAGCGGGGACGATGTTTTCGTCGCGCTAGGGCGCGTTCGGGATGAAGTTCAAAAACAAAAGGACTCCATTTTTTCCGATATTGAGTACGACAAGGTGTTCAACGAGAAGGTCATGACCGCTCTTGGAACAAAGGGTCTGAAGGATGCGATAGAAACATATATCCGTACTTATAACGAATTGCTGGATGGCTCCACTTTCTTCAAGAAAGGAATGTTTGTTTACTACAATGCTGGGCAAATTGCAGACAGCCTTGCAAAAAACGGGTTCTTTGATGCCAAGCACTCCGTCCACCTAAAGTCAGAGGGGAAGGATGTCGAGATCAATACACAGGAAGAACTTGAAGAAGTGATCGCCAAAGAAAAGGAATTGATACTCAAAGACAAGAAATTACGAACCAGCTTCGAAGGAGTCGCCAAGCAACTTCAACGCAATGCTGAACTGCGAGATTTCTGCCGTTACCTGCAAACCAACGACGGCTTACTATCGAGAATGAATAACCCAGAAAAATTAAAGGAAGACGTACTCAAGTCATATCTTAAAGTGAACGAGTCGTTATTCACAGACTTGCTCGCCAAGCGGGACAAGGCACAGAAGCGCGCAGCAGAAATCGCCGAGGTTGTGAAGATGTGGCGCGAGATCGGCATGCCATGCGCGCAAGTGGCCGAGGGAGATTTCTGATGACCGGCGAAGAACTGCAAGCCATCTACGATCTGCTATTCGACGACCACGAACGGGGGACTATGACGAATGAATCCGAAACGGAAACTACCCTCCTCGCCCGTCTTAACGCCGCCGCGCGTCGACATCAACGTGGAGAACGAATACGGGTTCCCGCTGTTCCTGCTGCGCAAGCTGTGGGTGCCATCCACGAGCACGAAAAAGACGGCTTCTGCGGCAATGGAAGAATCCCCCCTCGACGGCATGATGAAGTGACCGCGCCGTTCGGTGGCCGTCCGTGGATGCAGACATACGCCGGCAATTGTGTCCCGCTGGTTGGCACGTCGCCAGATGACATCCGGTGGTACGATATCAACAGTCACTTGTCTTTCAGCAACCGCTTCGCCGGCGCCGCAGGGGCGTACAGCGTCGCTCAGCACTCGTGCATCGTCGCGGATATGCTGCCGGGTTATTGGCGCGCATACGGACTGCTGCACGATGCGCACGAGGCGTACATCGGCGACATCACACAGCCGGCTGTCGGGGGTATGGAAGCACATCTTGTGGGTGGCGGCGTCAAAGAGGCGATCCGGGCGCTTAAAGAAACTCTCGACCGCGCCATCTTCACCAAAGCGGGGCTGACATATCCGATGCCAACGGACATCAAGGAGGGCGTTCATACCGCCGACATGCGGGTGCTGATGACCGAGAAACGCGACTTGATGGGGCCTGGCCCATATCCGTGGGGCGCTCGCTATGAGCACGCCGCCCCGTTGCCGGAGAAGATCATCCGGTGGGCGCCGCTCCGTGCGCAGGGGGAGTTCTTCGATCGGTTGCGGCGTTTTGGCATTGTATAAAGTTGGGGTTTGTTGTGACCAGCAAAAAGCAAGCGTCTCCTGACAACGAGTGGCTGGACAAGACAACCGAGCACGTAGCCCGCGAAATGGTCGCCTGGCTGAAGGGGACGATAAACACGGCGCGGCCGATACGGTCGCTGAACATAGCGGAGATGAAGGCGCTCGCAGGCTGCGCGATGGCGGCTTACGAAGTCGAGGTTTCGCTGCGCGGCGTGATGCAGCGGCCGTATCCGCCGGTCAGCGAATTTATGCTGTGAGTGCGTACTACAACGAAATCGACCCGTACTGCGTTGCGTGGCTACGGGAGCTTATCGCGAAGGGGCACATTGCTCCGGGCGATGTTGACGATCGAAGCATAAAGGACGTTCAAGCAGATGACCTCAAAGGTTACACGCAATGTCACTTCTTCGCCGGCATCGGCATCTGGTCCGCAGCTCTCCGCGGTGCCGGATGGCCCGATGAGCGTGAAGTATGGACCGGATCGTGTCCCTGCCAGCCCTTCTCGGCGGCTGGGAAGCGCGGCGGCGAAGCCGACGAGAGACATCTTTGGCCGGAGTTCTACCGGCTTATCGCCGAGTGCCGGCCCGGAGTTATCTTCGGTGAACAAGTCGCGTCGTCCGCGGTCGTTGGTAGTGCTGGAAAAGGATCGTGCGTATCAAATGAAGTATCGGAAGAACAACAGAGCGAAGGATTTGATCCGGCACGCGAGGGAGCGAGCAACGAAGAAGGGGGTGCCTTTCAATCTCGACAGTTACGTTTTGAACATTCAGCAGCGCATAAACCACGGGACGTGCGAAGTGACCGGACTTCCGTTCAACTTGGAGGGCGGTCGGACATGGGACAGTCCATCACTGGACAGGATCGAATCGTCAGCGGGGTACCTCCACTCCAATATTCGCGTGGTTTGCCACGCAGTAAACAGCGCAATGGGGGATTGGGGCGAGCAGAAGATGGTGGAGTTGGCGCTTGGCGTGCTGGCCAAGCGGAGGCAGAGATCGAACGAATTATCGAAGCAGTTAGCAGAGAATTTGCGCCGCCGGACGGCAGCCCTTGGTTCCACGTTGTTCAAGCTGACTTGGAAGGAATTGGTTACACCCTCGGGCCGGTCGATCTACCGGCTGCGGGCGTCGGGGCGCCGCACATCCGGCAGCGATTGTGGTTCTTGGCCTACAGCGCGAGCATCGGACGACGAGAAGAATGTTCGTACGCTGGAAGGCTCCTTGCGCGAGATCGAGCGCAAGGGCGGGCCGCAGGACTTGAATCAAGCGGCCTGCTTGGCGAGTTGGCCAACCCCGACGAAGGGCAACGCGGACGGCTCGCAGATGGGGAAAGATGCGAGCGCCACGGGTCGGCGTCCGGACGGCAGCAAAGCGACAGTGAGTCTCAATCAAGTAGCGACGCTCGCGAGCTGGCCTACCCCGGCGGCGCACGAGCCGGGCGGGACGCCAGAAGAACAGCAACATCGTTTCGATCGAGCGCGAGCGAAGGGAATAAAGATCGACAACACGAAGCCCACGGGGCTGTCGCTGGTGGCGCAACTCGCGAACTGGCCGACGCCGACAGTTCACGACGCGGAGCGCGGCGGCCAAGCGAAGAGGGCGCATGGGCCGGATCGCCACGGCTCGAACCTTCAGGACTTTGCGTTGCTGGCCCGGTCAACGGCTTCTGGCGAGACGCCGGCTGGATTCCCTGCACCGACGGAAAAGCGCGGCCAGTTGAGAGCGGGACATTCCCGCTGGCTTATGGGGATCGAAACCGCGTGGGACGACTGCGCGCCTACGGCAACGCGATCAACCGCGAAGCGGCGATCGAGTTCATCCGCGCCGCTGCGGAAGCGATCGACCTCAACCAGTGCCTTGAATGAACTTTTGGTCTAACTGTAGAAAGGAACGAACAATGTCGAACAACATTACCATCACGATCAGCGGTCCAGATGCCGGGTCCGTCATGCGGGAAGTGCTGAAGCTCGCTATCGGTATGGCGAACAGTGCGCGGCCTGCGCAGGGGAATATAGTCGAGCCGCCGAACGAAACATCGGATGCCGCTGTCGAGCATGCCGCCGGCGTGAACGTCGAAGTGCTGCCCCCGGAAAAGCCGGCGGAAGGCAAGAAGCGTGACCAGACGGCAAAGAAGGCCGGCGAAGTCGCACCGGAGCAAGCGGACTTCGAGGACGCGGTCAACAAGCTCGCGGACAAGCCCGCCGATGCGAAGCCGCTGACCGCTGACGACATCCGTGCCGCGCTGCGCGATGTCGCCAGCAAGCACGGCGTCGATCAATGCCGCAAGCTGCGTGACGAGTTCGGCGTGAAGTCGGCGAGCGAAGTCACGGACGGCAAGCGGGCGGCGTTCGTCGCGGCGGCCGCTGCGTGGGTGGCGAAGTGAGTAGCCGGCCCGAATGGGGGGAGCGTGAGGAGCGTGAGTTGTGTGTGGAGTCATTGGTCGACGCCATAGAGACGTTCATTGCCGCAGCAAAAAACGTTGATGATTATGCAGACGCGGTACGCCTACATGCGGCGCGCGAGTGTTTGCAAGACGCGCTCATGGATGCGCTGGCATGACAGCCCACACTCAACGCGGCCACGCCAAGCTCTCCCCTTCGGCGAGTAAGCGATGGTTCAATTGCCCTGGCTCGGTGCGCCTTAGTGAAGGCATCGCCGACAAGGGGTCTGTTTATGCGGACGAGGGAACGGCTGCGCACGAGCTCGCGCAGCATTGCATGGAGACCGGCTTCGACGCCGATCGCTTCGGCGGCATGCATATCAACCTGAAGGGCAAGACGCCGGCCGGGAAGTTCCTAAAAGAGCCGGCCGGGGACCGCTGCTTCCTGGTCACTGACAGATCGGAAG